CAACTGACTGACGATGTCATCAAGGCATGGTCGGACTACCACTCGACTAGGATTGATGCGGAGTTGGCGAAGAAACATACCGCCAGTGCAATCGACTTCATCAAGACCGCAATGGAGGGACAGCGATGAACGATGCTGATATCAAGTTGCTACAGGGACAGGACATCGACATGGAGATTCTCCGTGCGTTGATGAAAATCCAACACGACCTACGATTGTTGGTTGATCGTGTCGAGTCCATCGAACAGATGATGATTGCTCCACCACATGGATGGGACGACATCGAAGTAACCAACCCCCCTTTCTGATAGGAGTTTAAACATGGACAGAATGTTTATCGATCCGGCGACTGGCGAGATGCACAACGAGCGATGGTTCCGCATGCAGGACATCGACCTCGACACCGTCATCGAGGCAGTCAAGATTGATGATGGAGACCTCGCGTTCGTCATCATCCCTGAGAACATAACCCGGATGAAGGTTAGGGATGAAATGGTCATCAGTCTCATCAGTCAGTTCACTGGAGCGATTCTTGAACGCATGAACGAGACTGACGATGAGGATGAGCGTGAGCAGTTGCGTGAGATTGGAAAAAGAATCTGCACCGTGATGATGTTCAACCTCGCAGAGTTGGAAAAGGAGAAGAACCATGCAGACTTTCACCAGAGCGGAGGAAAATTCCACTGGAACCGTAGTGACTTTCACTGACTGCGACGGGAACCCTGTGCTGTGGGTGTTCCCCTCACCGGGGCGCGTCTGGAAAGATCGTTGGGTTGCCTTCACCAACAGCGAGGAGTTCAATTACTTCAAGGGTTCCGAAGAAGAAGTGTTCAAGTGGGCTGATGCCTACCTATCCAAGTGTGTTTAACCAAGGAGAGATGACATGAAGAAGTCTGTGATGCTGATTGCGATGGCACTGGCAAGCATGTCTGCTCATGCGGGTACGGCGTACCTCAAGTACGAGCGGAACACCGGCATGACCAAGCAGTGCTACTACGACTATCTTGGCAGCGAGTATGTGCGGACGGTGAGCGTGACTGCTCTGTGTCCGCTGACCATTCAGGTCAATCGCTGATTGAAGAAGCCCCGGCTCCCATCATGGGGGTCGGGGTTCTCTCACAGCAGTTTAAGATTCTCAGGCCCGATCTCACGGGTGTTGTCAGGGTCGTAGTCTGTCGGGGTTCCCAACTCCCACGCCCTGTCGTACTGAATCCACCCGTAGATTTCTACCTCCCTTAGTTCCGGCATCACCGGCTTGGCTACAAACAGCACAAGCCCCTTCCCTACCTGATGCCGTCGAACCGCTGCGCTATCACGGGTACGCAGCCTCTTCACCTCGATGTTATCTCCAACATCCGCCATGCCTTTGTGTGTGTCGTGATGTTTAACCGGCCAGACATGACCAGACCAGTATCGATTGGCGTACTTGGCAACTGCCAGTTCCGCCACACAAGCGGCGACCTGAGCGGTACGGTCATCCTCCATCCTCGCGCTGTCGTAGTGCTTGGCATTCTCCCGCGACCAGTTCTCAATGAACCGACGCGCACCGACATGGGATGCCCATTCGTATTCCCACGGGTCGAGTTTGATGATGGGTCTCACAGGTTCCCCCAGTCGTAGAAGTTGGTGGGAGCCTTGTCGCTGTATCTGCCAGTCGGTAGGTCGTAGTTCAATTCGATATCACCCACCGCACCGACCCATTTGAACCGGCTCTTCCAGACATGGACTTGGGTCTCGTTCTTGTTGCGATGGACGGTGACACCCATGTCTGCCTTGGCAAACCACGCAGCCGATCCGCTGATGTGCTGTCCCTTGGGGATGCCACTGTCTGGCAATGCCTTGGCAGGGTGCGCCACGAACCATGCATGAATCTCATGCGACTTACAGAACAGGACGATGTCGGTGAGCATCTTGCTGATAGCCTGTTGCTCTGAGTCACCCTGCATTTCGAGATAGTTGTAGGGATCGATGACCAACCCACGCACACCCATTCTCATGACCGCCTGTTTGGTGCGGTCTATGATGGACTGTACAGTACTGGGCGCACCGTCATGGGATTGGAGGAACACGAAGTGTTGGTTCAGGAACGCGAGTGCATAGTCGCGCTCGTCGGAAGTCATCCGGTCATCCCCGAAGAACGGTTTACCAATGACCTTCTCTGCCAACTTGGCGATGTGCATGTGGGGCGGGTTCTCGAAACTCGCAATGGCAAATCGCCACCCCTTCTGCATGGCGATGTTTACACATATCTGGTCGATGAGTTCTGACTTGCCGGAACCCGGAAGCCCAGTCACTACCGACAGTTGTCCCGGTAGTATTGTGTACAACTTATCAAGTGATTCCATCCCGGTGCTTGCACCCTTGACCACCCCCTGCTCGTAGAGGCTAAGGATCTGTGGGCTGAAGTCCTCTGGGAGGTACACGCCCTCAAGGGGGAGGGGTCTAGCCGCCAATAGGGCTTCTCGTAAAGCCTCAGGGCCATGTTTCTGGAGGGTCTCGTTGGAATCCTTCTCAGGGAGGGTGACCGTCCAACACTTGGCTCGACCGATACGCCTCGCCAGTTCCTCGACCAGTGCCATCCCCGGCTCGTCTTGGTCTGGGAAGAACACCACCCTCTCGACCTTGTCGATCAGTTCCCGTGCGTCCCAGATGTACGAGAAGCGACCGTCCTGCTTGGGGTCTACCTTGCCATCGGTCACCTTCTGGGGTGCGCCGTTCGGGACAGACACGGCATGGATACCGGCTGACGCAAGGGCTAGGACATCCATCTCGCCTTCGCAGATGACCAGTTCCGTAATGTCCTGCGGTAGTTGGTTTAAACCAAACAGTGATCTGGCAGAGCCTTGCTGAGTGAACTCCTTGTCCCCGGTGCTGCGCCACTTGATGGCCTCAGGTTGGCGGGGGTCTCCATACACGAACCCGATGGCGGGTGAACGACCTGTCCCTGCGAAGTACTTCTCGGAACCGACCAAGGGAAACTGGTTGGCTATCTCGGGATTGATTGCCCGTTTAACCAGAAAGTCTGTGACGATCTGGGGGATATGCTCAGTGGGTGGATCGATGTGCTTAGGTGCTGTTGACTTGGTGATGTGGACTTGTTGCATGAATGTTTTCTTCCTCATTGCTCCAGAGGTTCCGCAGTGGAAGCACTGATAGACCACTCGGTCTTCTTCCACCATGACCCCCATCGTTCTCTCATGGGTTTTCCTGCGTGAGTCTGCACAGACTGGACAACGGATGCGTGTTGTCTCTGTCTGCAAACTCAGTACTTCTTCCAGTGACATGGACTCTCCTGTGTTCTTATAGCGAATACCTCCCCCTTTTCCGGGTGGCTGGGGCCAACCGTACTCAGTGTCACCATGCATTGCAGCATGGCACTGGAACTGCTTTCAGGGGAGATACCTATCTCATGCCCTACTTACACAAGTCCAGTCCGGTTTGGCTGTAAAGCCACCCACCATGTTGTCAGGGGTAGACAGAGCATGGATTTCACATGGCACTTTGGGGCGGGAAGGATGATCCCCCTCCACTCACTTACGGCTCGCCTGACCGGCGTATACAAGACAGATTTGATTTCCACCCGTTTAGCGTGTAGATTCACGCCTGTCTTGTCTTCGCACTTCAAGACTACCGTTTGTTCACCCGGACGGTCAAGCCCCAGAGGAGAAATCTTCTGGGGCTTTCTTATTCCAGAGTCCTGACAGTTATCTCTGCTCTGGGATTCGCCTTATCAAGGCGATGAAAGATGTGCTTCTCTTTCACCTGTCTATCATTCTCGTAGATGAATCCTTGCATGCAATCAAGGATTACAGACTCATCCAAGTCAGGTCTGCGAGTCGCGTAGTAGATGGTGATATCTACCCGGACATCCCCGGACATCAGCGGATCAATCTTTTTGCACTGCAACTTAAAGTCGCGCTCGTAACCACGAGCCTTCGCGGACTTGATGAACGCAGGCCGTCCGTTTAAATGCACAAGCATACGACTATTCGACTTGCTTGCTGGCTCACCATACACGACCAATTGTATTTCCATATACGACACCACAGGTTACAATGACAATAGTTTACAACAAGGAGGACGCATGAAGATAGACAACAATGTCCCTCTTCCCAAGCACCTAGCAGGGCGCGTGAGGATTGGGCCACTTCCACTTCTTGATCTTGATGTGGGCGACAGCATCCTAGTCGAGTGCAACCCTGATGAGATCGAGCGTGTTCTGCATTCGGTGCGCGTCAGGCTTTCAAGGTTCAGATCAAAGAACAAAGCCTTCAGGTTCAGTAGCGCAGCAGAGAAGAAAGGCATTCGCATCTGGCGGGTATAACACAGGAGACAACATGAAACTTACCAACAAGTTCGGGCTTCCCGATACGGTGGTCAAAGCATTGACCCGAAGCGAATACAGCAAGGGTGAATCCAATCGCAGTGTGACTCAACTCATCGACTCACCCCGTGTCCGCATCCTCCGTCAGGAGAACTGGGACAACATGGAAGAAGATGTCAGCGAGAAGATGTGGGCTGTCCTTGGGACTGCCGCACACAAGATGTTCGAAGACACGGGTGATGACAAGCACCTTACCGAAGAGCGTCTCTACACTGAGGTCGAAGGTTGGGCTATCAGTGGAGCCATCGATGTTCAGCGTATCGAGGGCGATGGTGTAACCATCATGGATTACAAGACCACATCTGTCTGGTCTGTGATCTTTGGCAAGAAGGAATGGGAACATCAGTTGAACTGCTATGCCTATCTCGTCCGGCATGCAAAGGGTGTAAAGGTCAAGGGTCTGAAGGTCGTTGCAATCCTGCGTGACTGGAGAGCGAAAGACGCAGAGCAGAAGGCCGACTATCCCAAGGCTCCCATCGTGGAGATCGACATCCCTCTCTGGACTACAAGCAGACAGGATGAGTACATGCGGGGGCGCGTCGAGTTGCACCAAGAGGCTGAGTTCGACCGACTGACTGGCGCGGAACTGCCTGAGTGTTCAGCCGATGAAAGATGGGAGAAGCCGCACATCTGGGCTGTCAAGAAGACCGGCAACAAACGCGCACTCAAACTCTACGACAACGAGAAAGATGCCAACGAGGCACTTGCTGCGGGTCAAGAGATTGAGTTCCGTCGAGGCGAGTCAACCCGATGTGCAAATGATTGGTGTCGTGTAAACGCATGGTGTTCGCAATATAAAAATATGGCACCAAGCATAGACAACACCGACGAGTAACTCGTATACTTCTATATAACAACACAGGAGAAGTTGATGACTGAAGAAAACATCATTGATCAAAAGGCCATTGCGGATGAGTACCGCAATATCTGGGAGACCCTGTCCAAAATCGATGTGTCGAAGCATGTCGAGAAGAAGAACGGGTTGTCCTATCTGTCATGGGCATGGGCATGGGGTGTTCTCATGGAACACTTTCCGCATGCTGAGTATTCGTTCTCTTCCCCGGAACTGCATCAGGACGGAACCGTCACCATTCATTGTGATGTGATGATCGGTAACTGCCTCCGCACAATGTGGCTCCCGGTAATGGACTACAAGAACAACGCCATCAAGAATCCCGATGCGCGGAAGATTAGTGACACGAAGATGCGGACATTCGTCAAGTGTCTCGCAATGTTCGGGTTGGGTCATTACATCTATGCCGGTGAGGATATCAATCCTTCAACGGAATCAGAGTCCGTTGTGCAGTTGTCCAAGGACGAACTCAACGCTCTGTCGGAACCGCCTGAGCCGAAGAAGAAGAAGCCAGTACCCACCAAGTCTGGCCCCAATGACATCCCGACAGAAGAGGGTGCGGCTGAGGTGGTCGGTAAACTCTTGGAGTTCGCCAACAAGTTCTGCGCCGATGAGGCAGGGCTTGTCGGTTTCTGGAAGGAGAACAAGAAGATCATCGACATCGTGGATAGCAACTATCCGAAGCAGTACGAAGTACTCAAGCAAGGTTTCATTCAACTCAAGGCCAAAGTAGGAGGCAATGCAAATGTCTGAATATCAGAACCGGGACATGACCCAAGGCGCACTGTTCATCAACAACCGCAAGACAGCAACGAACCAACCTGACTTCCGGGGGGAACTGACTTTGAGCAAGGCTCTCCTCAAGGAGTTGGTCGAGCGTGTCAAGGAAGGCAAGGAGGCGAAGTTGTCTCTTGCTGTGTGGAAGAAGAAGTCGAAGGCGGGTAACGAGTACCAGTCCATCGCTGCTCAAATTCACACTGAGTACAAGAAGGAAGGATCAGAGGACATCGAGGTTCCCTTCTGATGAAAAAGAAAACGCTTACCAAGTCTGACAAGATCAGAAAGTTTCTAGACCGTGGTTTACCAAGGCCGCAGATCTGCAAGAAACTCAATGTGTCTCAGCAGTTGGTCTACATCGTTGCCCGGAACCATGGGATGGTTAGCCCGGTTAAACGCAAGAGCAAGCGCAATACGGAACGCGAGGTTCTTGAAAAGTTGTGGTCAATCCTGAAAGACCACATGGAAAACAAATGATCCGTTGGGTCAAAAACTTTCTCCGCTCGTACTCTGATTTCTATCAGTACGAATGGAGAAAGGTTCCACCGCCTAACTGGCGGAGTTCTCGCGGCGGAAGGGAATACTGGTGAAAGAAGAATTCATCAAGGCATTGCAGTCAGGGGTCAACCTCGCGAACGAAGACAAGTTCGATGAGGCTGTCTCTAAGTTGGAACCATTGGCAGACCTGCATCAGTCCATGGTGCAAGCGTTGATACAGCGCGGTCGTTGCCATTGGGAGATGCGCCGTTGGGACAAAGCCACTGAGGACTTCCGTAAGGCAGGACTCATGGCTCCCGACAACATCGATGTCAAGTGGACAATGTCCTTGATGAACCTTCAACAGGGCAACTTCATCGAAGGTTGGAAGACTTTCGATGACAGATGGGAGTCGAAGAAGTTCGACAGCCCTAGGCTCAAGACCAAGAAGCCGCGATGGCACAAGGGCAGCGGGTACAAGGATGTACTCGTCTGGTCTGAACAGGGTATCGGTGACCAGATTCTTTACTGCTCTTTGCTGCGCGAAATCAAGAGCGAGACTCCGGTGGTCACCGTCATGGTCGATGCGCGTCTGATCCCTCTCTTCGAAAGGTCTATGCCGGGGATAGACTTCATCCCGCAGAACGCTTTCGTGAGCGACATCGACGCACAGATTCCCATGGGAAGCCTCGTGTCTGAGTTCATCGAAAGCAAGGATGACATTGCAAGGGTACGCAGCGATGCGTTCCTGATCGCCGACTATGCCCGTGCCAACGAGATACGAAGTGGTTTAAACCTTGCCGAAGGAGAAAGGCTGGTCGGCTTGTCATGGATTTCTGGTGCGCCTCGCATCGGGAACCATAAGTCTGTCGCTCTGGAGGACATGCTCCCCATCCTTCAGATACCCAATGTGAGGTTCGTCAGCCTCCAGTACGGGGATCACTACCAAGACATATACGAACTGGAGAAGAAGCATGGCATCCGGATCGAAGTGGTACCAGAAGTTGACAACACCACCGACATTGATGGCCTCGCCGCACTCATCACGGCCTGTGACTGTGTGGTCTCGGTCAGCAATGTCACGGGTCACATATCAGGGGCAGTCGGAACTCCAACCTTCCTCTTGGATTCCAACAAACTCTGGTACTGGAACAACACCAGAGGCAACAGGAATCTCTGGTATCCCTGCGTCAAGACCTACCGTAAATCATACGCAACAGCACCGTGGACCACGCAAGTTGCTGACATTGCGGAAGACCTGAAGAGGCATCTGGTTCCGGGACACAGGCCGACATTCGTGTTCTTCAGGACAGGCACTGAAGAGCAGATCTGGCACACCCGCATATTCGTGAAGTCTCTTCGTGAGACCAACCCCGATGCGCGGATCATCATGTGTACGGATTCCAAGACCCCCATCATCGACGGCACAGAAAGATTCGAACTCGACTCTGACTCCACAGACTTCATGGAGTATAGGCTGCGAATCTACGCTGCATTGGGACTGGACTACCCTGCGATGTATCTGGATGACGACATGGTCGTATGTTCAGAGATATTCCCAGACGCATTGCTTGGAGATCAAGAAGCATTGTTCTGCGAGAGATCGTTTAATCGCGATGCTGAGTTCAACCCTGACATCAAGGGTCTGCACTTCCATGAATACAAAGGCAAGACGCTGTATGAAGTGTTCCCGTATCTAGCCTGTGCAACGGTGACGAAAGACCATACGGTCTGGGGGGAACTGCTTGGCATCTTGGATCACATCGACCCCAAGTATCGTAAATGGTACGGGGATCAGGAGGCCATGAAGATATGGTCAAAGATGTTTAAAAGGCACGGTGTGCTGAGTGAAGAAAGATATGCTTGTCTCCCGGAACATCTTGGTAACAAAGACCCCAAGATTATCCACTACAAGGGAAACAGAAAAGATAAGATGAAAGGCTGATTCCAACCAACAGATATCCAAGTCGGAGGTGAAACATGGATACCGAAAGAAAGCCTGAGTACAGCAAGGACAGGTTGAACCAAGAGATACGAGATTTGTTGCGCGAGAACTCGCTGCTCAAGAACTCGCTGTTCATCAAGGACAAAGAAGCCACTGTCCTTCAAGACAAACTGACGGAAGCCGACAGCACGATCAATGTTCTCAGCATCATGCTTGGAGTTGTGCTTCTCATGTTCATTGCTGTGTTGTTGTTCACTGTGCAATGGTGGAGGTGAAGTCATGAGAAAAATTAACGACGGTGGCCCGGCGTTCCCAAGCACGATTCAATATTTTCCAGACGACAAGAACGCGAACGAAGAGCAAGGCATGACTTTGCGGCAGTACTACGCGGGTCAGGTCTTGATAGGGATAATGGCTAACCCCAATTCCACGGCAGTCACATCCGATACGATTGCAGCATGGTGCTTCAAAATGGCTGATGCCATGCTCAAGGCGCGGGAGGTGAAGCCGTGAGCGAGCACACACCGGGGCCGTGGATTGTTAACGGCCCGTCCGACGCCCTGTGGGTTTCTACGAGTGACTACCGTACAATCCTGCCACACACTACGGCCGATGCCCGCCTTATGGCCGACGCTCCGCGCCTGTACGATGAGAACAAGCGGTTGCGAGAGACCAACGCGGAACTGTTGGAGGCGTTAAAGCGCGTCAAGGAGACCCGTGTGTTCATCGGCGCTATAGCGCAGGGAATGATGGACAACGCCATCGCCAGAGCAGCACCGGAGGTGCAACCGTGACCGACAACATCACCCTGCCCCGCGCTGTGGCTTTTGAGATGCTAGAGGCGTTGACTTGCGGCTCGTCAATCCGTCATAAGTGCCAACATTGCGGCCAACACATCGGCAATTTCTACGCCGCCCTCTACGCCGCGCTTGCGGCTCCGGAGCCGGAGCCAACCGTCAAGGAATCCTTGACTGTTGACGCCGCGCTTGCGGAGCCGGACGCCACGCCGAAGCCTGCGACGGATGAGCAGATATTCGACGCATACCAGAGTGCGCCCGACGATGATTTCTATTACGGATGGTGCGCCGCCGAGCGGTTTCACGGGATCGGGGGGAGCAAGACATGACACGCGAGGACATCATCAGGATGGCGCGGGAGGCGGAGGATTACGTTGATACCATCTACGCTAAAGGCGAGTATCACCCCGGATGGTTGGAAGTCTTTAATGTTCGCTTCGCCGCCCTCGTCGCAGAGGCCGAGCGGGAGGCGTGTGCGAAGATTGCCGACAGCCAGATAAACAACACCGCCATCTTGTTGGTCAACCCCGGCAAATCTGCCGCAGCATGGGACATCGCTAACGCCATCCGTGCAAGGGGGGATGCATGAAATCGTCCAAGCAAAAAAGAACTTGCAAAAAATGCCGCCAGATGTACTCCGCATCCGCATTCACTACACGCACAGGATTTACTTGTAGGTGGTGTGCTGAACAAGTTGAGTTGCAAAAGGCGTATACGGATTGGAGTGCTGCATTCGCAGCAGCAGATAAAGCGTGGAAGGACGCATACGAGGCTGATAAAGTGCGAGATGCCGCTGCAAAACGAGTGTCTAATCTTAACGCTACTATCCGTGCGAGGGGGAGCAAATGACACGCGAGGAATTGGATACGCTGTGGCTTCAGGCTGTTTACACCAAAGATGTATCAGATGAGCCGATGCTACGCGGCGATGAGGCACATAAAGCGGCTGTCTATCGCTTCGCAAAACTCGTCGCCTATTACGAACTCAGGACGCATCGAGCCACGGAAGATCGGCTTAACAAGTGGATGGACGAAGGTGAGCGCGTTTTCGGCAGTCGAGGATTGGGAATGATGTTCCGACTTGGCGCTTGGTGGGCGGATAGACCTTTTAGAAAGAACAAGGACGCGAGGAAAGAGAAGTGATGCACAAGTTAGAACGCACAGACATCGTGCGTATAAAGCGCACGGGAACGATAGCCGTGATAACGGAAGTAGCCCATCCAAATCTTTCTAATCGCAATAGGGGCTGGGGTGATACATACGCCTTGACCTTCCGTCACAGATCCAAGCAAAAATATGCATGGTACGAACGGGATGAACTGGAGTACATAGGTAGCGTGAAAGATCTGATTGCGAAGAGGGAGACATGAAAGAAGTACAAGGTTGGTGGTTGCCTGATCAAGAAAGCCACATCACAACTTATTTCGATGCCATCAAACAGCCTGAGTATCAGCCGATACACCAGCAGTCTGTGGTTAAACACTGCAAGCAGTTCCGGACAGCCGTGGATATCGGAGCGCATGTCGGACTCTGGGCGCGTGGGCTGACAGAGAAGTTCGACAAGGTCATCTGCTTCGAACCCTGTGACGAGTTCGCTGACATCCTTCCCCATAACGCACCCAAGGTGCATACCATCCATCGATGTGCTTTGGGTAAGGAGCATGGTTTTGTCGCCATGAACATCGCTCCTGACAACACAGGTTCCACCCATGTCGCAAGGGGTCAGGAAGGTATGACACCCATGTTCCCGTTGGATCGCTTCCAACTGACGGACATCGACCTCATCAAGATCGATGTCGAAGGTTATGAACTGGATGTCATCAAGGGTGCCGTAGAGACCCTGAAGAACAACGACCCCGTGTTGATCGTGGAACAGAAGGACAGGTATGTGATACCTGAGGAAGGCAAGCATGCTGCGGTACGGTTCCTGATGAAGGATTTGCAGTACCGGATCATCGGGCGCGTGGTCGATGATTGGATACTGAGGAAGATCTGAGGCGGATATGAAGAAAGCCGAAACACCAGAGCCTCTTTATCGGATCAGTCTTCCGCCAGAAGACCATCACAAGGTGAGCGTGAGTAGGTATTACCGTGCTACACCTGACGATGCACGACTGATTTCGTATGGACCGTACCATCAGAAGTGCAATGTCCGCATCGACTTTGATCTTGAGGGAAACATCTACAAGGTGGAGTGGCAGAACTCGTGAAGATATTCATCGGTTGGGATAGCAGGGAGAAGATCGCCTATCAGGTGTGTCGAGCGTCCCTACTCAAACACACCACCGTTTCTCTTGATATCACCCCCATCAAGCAGAAGGACATGCGTGACCGGAACCTGTATTGGAGAGGTCATGACCCCATGTCCTCGACAGAGTTCACATTCACTCGCTTCCTGACCCCGTATCTTGCTGACTACAAGGGATGGGCTGTCTTCATGGACTGCGACTTCTTCTGGCGTGGGGATATATCTACCGTCATGGATTACCGGGATCACAGCAATGCGGTCATGGTGGTCAAGCATGACTATGTCCCGAAAGAAACGACCAAGATGGATGGTGCTATCCAGACCCAGTACCCACGCAAGAACTGGTCATCTTTCATGCTTATCAATTGCGATCATGATCAGGTTAAACAGAATCTGACATTGAACACGGTGAACAAAGAGTCCGGTCTGCATCTGCATCGTCTTCAGTGGGCGACGGATGATTGCATAGGGAGCCTTCCCATTGCATACAACTACTTGGAGGGTTGGCACACCAAGGATGATTGTCCTAACCCGTTGGCTGTCCACTTCACCCGTGGCGGTCCATGGTTCGTGGACTACATGGATGTCGAGTACGGTGATGAATGGATCAAGACATCAAGAGGGCTTGTCAATGAATGACGATGAAGTTTCATATCTCGATGTCCCGAAGAAGGAAGTCGAGAAGGTATGGTGCAAGATCGGTGAAGCCGGTGACTTGGAGTTCGTGGACTGGGACATGGTCCGTAGTATTGCGGACAGTTTCGATATCACGAAGCCTGAGAACAGGACTGAACAGATGCTCATCGGGAAACTGATGTGGCTGGTCAGACAGGACACACTCAATGGGGTGAGCCGTGACTAAGGACAATGACGCATGGGATGAGGAATGGGATCGTATGCCTCACAGCAGCGACGAGTATCGCAGGGAGATACGCGAACTCAGGGGAAGGATATTCACCTATGTTGAGGAGATAACCAAGTTGCGTAGCAGGATAGACTTGCTGCAAGGGGAGGTCTCGGCATTGGAAAGGATGGTATTTAAACAGGATCGAGAGACTTAGATGTCTGACTGGAAACGGGAAGACATACTTGAGGTATTGTCTTGGGTCGAGGACGCGAAGGACGATGTGAATTCCATAACGACAGAACTGGAATACATCGTGATAAGCGAATTGATCAAGCGTTGCGCCGTTGAGATAAGGGCGCTACGGGAAGAGAACCAACGGTTGAAACGCAGGAGGAAAGGTAATGGATCTAAGAAACAGAACGGAGTTCACTGATGTTGATATCGCCTTGGAAGAGGCGCAGTTCCTTGTCAACAAGGACAAGGTTCCGTACTGCATCGTCAGGGCATGGAGCAAAAACAAGCATGGCTACAAGTTGTATGTAGTCCCTGCTGATTCGGTGGTCGAGATACAGATACTTGAGACTTTCAATCCGGGGTGAACATGGAGCCTGAACTTGAGATCGCCATCGCTCAGGTCATCAAGAAGAACCGCAGGAGTGTCGGTCAGAACTCCTTGATGTGGGCGTTGCTGTCTGACATCTCACATCAGGTCGAATGGCACGGCGAGAAGATGTCCAAGAAGGACTGGAAATGGGTATTCACCGCAGCCATACGAAGGCAGCGCATGGTACCCGGCGTAGATGGGGGGATGGTGTTCCTTGGGGAACCCACCTCAGGCATGTCTAAACAGGAGATGTCTGACCTGATCGAACTTGTCTACGCTTTCGGGGCGGAACACGGGGTTGAATGGTCTGACCACCCTTGATATCTTCCACCCCGACAGCCTCCTCCTGTGTGCTGTCAACCGGTGAAGTCTCATAACCCCCAGAGGCATCACCCTTAGAGGGGAGATAATCTCTCCCCTTGTTTTTGTCCATCTGGCGGACAGTCTCAGCCAGCAGATCCATCTCAGACAGTTTGGCGATACGCATCAGGGCTTTGGTTCCGTGGAAACCATGGGTTCCCCTATGGCAATCCACACACAGGGCGACCGTCAGGAAGTCGCTGGCGCGGTCTCCCATGCCATGCCCTGTGCGGATATGGTGAGCCTCCGTTACGCTGCTCTGGGGCTGTCCTAGGAGGCTACAGAGGGTACATGGGAGGGACTTCACCCTGCCCATGTAGTCACTCTCATGCTTACCCCGGCTCAATCGCCAATCCCCATGCCAGCCCTAGACGCAGCCCGTCTGTAACGCATATCAGCACGACGGATCATTTGATACTTCTCAGCGGGTAAGTTCTGCCTAGACCATCGCATGAAGGCTTGCAGTTCCTGTTGACTGGGTGCGCTGCCGCCAATCTGAATTGGCTGACGATTCCTTACTGAAGCACGGATGCTTGCCTCAACACGATCCCTTTCCTCACCACGAAGACCACTGACTGCCTTCCGAACCAACAACCTCGCACGAGCCGCATCACCTTGCTGAAGAGCATCGGTGATGGCCTTGTTGACTGGGGTCATCGGAGTTCTGACAACCGCACCCGGAGCAGTGCGCTGTTTAAACTCTATCTCCATGGCCTCGCTGTATCGTCGTCCGTATTCCCGAACCTCGCGAATTTCTTTCTGGGCAGCAAAGCGTCTGACCTCACGGGCATCCGACCCAATTGCATCCATCGCGGCAAGGCCGATGCGCTTATTGGCGCGATAGAAAGACAGCGTGGTCTCTGCAATCTCATCGAGATCACGGGCTGTCATCTTCTTTTGGTCACGCAATCTGTTGAAGACATCGATTACAGCATCGACAGATGCCAGTCCCGGAGGGCTGAACGGATTCTTGACGCGCTGCTGGTCCTGCCAGTCTTTGGCAAACTGAGCATAGTTCGCAAAGAAACCAAGGCTTCCTGCGGTCATGATGTTCTGCCATGCGCGGGAGAAAATCAGACTCCATCCTCTTGCGGTGTCTTCGTTCTCAAAAGCCTTCTTGATTTCTTCATCATCCGGACCCGGATCTCCGTATCCAAATGCTTCACGGATAGCACTGATTGCTTCACCACCAATGATTGCCGAACCCACGAACCCAGCAACTCGCATAAAGTTCCTTGGGGTTGGATTGTCATAGAAGACCTTCAGGAAATGGTTGTAGAAGAACCGGTTCACCTGAGTTCCAAACTTCTGGTACTTCAACAAAAAACGACCAGCCGCGCTATCAATGAACACAGGAGTCATGTCAATGCTGTAAGAACCCTGAGGGACATTGACAGCACGGCGCATGAACTTTTCGGTCTCCTTTCCAGCACCGTCTTCGAGTATCAGCGAATCGACATCAAGGTTCTCTCGTTTAACCCATTCGCGGAACCGCTTCACTGAATCATTTTCTGACCCGTTTCTTACATCATTCAAGAACGAATTAAGCCTTGCTCTAGCAGCCAGCATCGCTGACGATCTGACTATGTTCTCAGCGCCGTTGAATCCTCCAACGGTAAGCATGAAGTTGGAGAACTTGGCGAGAGCCTGAGATATCTTCTGTTCTTTCGAGAAGTACTTGTCAGCATCCATCTCAACATGGTCGTTGAGGATGTTCATGAAGTCTTTATTCAGAATGCCAAGGGTTGTTCCTTCATTTTGGACATTCTTCCAGTCAAGAACCAAGTTCGCATAAGACTTTGCTATCTCCTTGATGCCGAAATCTTGGACATTTGTAATGGTTCCACCGAGCAAGTTAAGGCTTGCGCTAACTGGGTTACCCAACTGCACCGCAGTAGCCAGAGAGTTCGCCCAATTCGCCATGTTGGTCAGTGCGTTGAATTGCTCTATCTCGTAGATTCTTTCCTTGATTGAATTGAGATAGTTCTGGGTCTCCTGATCACGGACCTTTGGAATGTTTTTATCGAACCATTCTTTCTGGAACTTCCCAATCGTTTGACCGAAGTTCTCAATCTGTGCAGTACGGCGCGACCACTTGCGTAGGTAACGGGTCGCCGCATCCCATGAATAGTCATAGAAGATTTCTGGAAGAGGCTCAGTACGAGCCTTCTCAACACCAGCGAAATAGTCCTGAGCGACTTCATCAGAGAACCATTCGCGAAGCAGATAGTTCTCTGCATCTCTAGTGGTTTCTGCAAGTCCTTCTTCGACCAATGAGTCAAGCAGAGACTGCCAAAGAACGGGGTCAAGGTCAGGATTCTGCATGACCTCCATGACTTCCCTGCGGAATGCGCGAGGGAAGAAGTTCCGGACAGACCTGATCGGTCTCCATTCGTTACGCTTCGCATCCCATACCCGCATGGGCTTGCCATCAGGGGTGCGTATGCTGGTGTTGATTTCGCCAGTCTGTCTGGCGATCTCGTTCCATGCATCAATCAACTGACGCTCACTGTCAGTTGCCATATCAAGGATACTCTGAGCATCTTCTGTACGCCCGTTCTCACGAGCGCGGATGAACTCTTCGAATGTAGTCAGTGCTGCGGTTTTCCCACCAAGATCGATACGCTTAAACGCATCACGGATGATGCCGTTTGCAACACCAAGTCTTGAGGCATAGGTGTCGTAATAGTTCTCGATCCTCTTTGCCAAGTCATCAAGCCCAAGCCCAGACCGCAACTTGTCAGGAGCAGACTGGATCATCTGCACTACAATCCGTCTGGTAAGCGGAGCGATACGCGCACCAGAGATATCTACTGTGCCATCAGGCTCTGTATCGCTGATGGTAGGGCCAGTGGGGGTGCCGATAGAATCTAAAGGCTGACCATCGTTCAATGCTTCAGCAGCACTGGTGTTGTCAGTATCGTTTGTAGGACCGGGTTGAGTTGGGCCTATCGGCGTACCGCGTCTACGAGCCTCACGCGCAGCAGGAGGACGAGCCGCTTCAGCCACTGGACCTTGTGGTGCAGCACCAATCCTGAGCCTTCCTTGATTTGGAATGACAAGCGCATCGCCATCACGCGCACGGTCATAATCCAAGAAGAATCCCTTGTACTTCTTGGCAGCATCTTCTGGTTTTGTGGTCTTGTCCTTGTTGGTCAAGCCGACAATCATGCCGATGCCGTCTTCCCGCTTGGGGTCCAAGAACCGCGCATCGTAGTTGTCACCGTCCCATACTTGGAACCGTTGTCCGGTGCGCTCATCAACCACGAAGTCAGGCATGTCCGTGCGACTGGTGAAAGCCATGGCGACATTCATGCCATTGTTCAACTGCTGAACCATTCTGTCCCAGTTGGTTTCCGGGTTCACAATGGTCTCGCCGTTGACGATCTGACTGGCTCCAGTAGAACTGTAGGTCAGATGATGGTTAGGCGCGATAGAGCGGGTCGGCAACTTCGTGTAGTCATAGAACATCACATTCGGGAATGCATTGATGATCGCCGCAAATGTCTGCGGCCTGAAATCAGATGTGACATTCAAGCGAATGGCAGGCTGATAAATCTGCTTGGGCTGCATGACTTGCTCACCAGCCTCATTCTCAACCTGCTCGACCCCAGTCTCAGAGTTCGACCACTTCTCAAACTTTGCAATCTCGTCGTACAGAACGATGGCAAAGTCTTCTGAGTTCTGAACAATCGCCTCTGTCTTGAGGTACTGAGACAGGCGCGGACCAGACTTGAACTGTCCCTCACCTCCGTACAGAAGGTTCTGACCAGAGGTCTCACCCAAGCAAAGACCTTCGCAGATTGCAGACTTGGGGCAAGTCGAAAGGTTCTGTTCGTTTATACGCTGTGCGCTTGCCAAACCAAGACCCATAGAGGCAACGCTCTTGCCATCATAGGTAAGACCGTAATCACCGATACGGGTCTTCTGCAACTTGCCGTTCTCGCCCATCAGCGTTCCGACATTGTGTTCCTTCTTCAGGACATCACGGGCTTGCTTGAGACGAGCGCGTTTCCCCTTGGCATCAAGGGCAAGGTACTTGGTAACAGAGTCTGAAATGCTGCGTTCGATGTCTACAAGTTTGGTGTCCTTGGAGAGCGCACGGGTACGCGGAGCGTCAAGAGTGAAGAGTTTGGTCTGCTTCATCTTTTTGGCATAGGACTCACCCTCTGCCAATTGGATGAAGAAGTCCTTGCGACCGTCTTCATATTCCTGATCAATGTGCAACAACGAAGGATCAACTTGGATCAGCACATTCGCGCCGTCCATTGGCTGATCGATGTTGCCCGGATTCTGCATGACCTTCGGACCACTTGATTCGTTGGTCAGGTAGATGCGATTGCTAGTTGGCGTGGAACCCTTGAGGCGTTTGTCTTGAATGGTACGACGAGCCGCCTCATTGGTGGCAGGGTAGTACAGTGTAACGGTGCCATTCTTGTTGAGTGGCAAGCCAAGGATTGGGTCATTCTCCTTGCCCTTGGCAAGATCCTTAGCCTCGTAAGGCTTCTTGATGGATTGCCGTGCGACAGGAACGATGGGTTCCAGTTGCCCTTCTGAAAGATACGGAAGTTCCCCAGTACGATTAAGGTACTCCTGCGCCATGGCAGCATCTTCTGGGGTAGACTTTGCCGGGAATTTTCGCGACTCCCGGATGCTGGGCGCAACTGTTTTCCGTTGCTTTAATTTTTCAACTTCAGCATCGTAAGCGGCGAATGCCTGCTCTTCATACTTAGTTGAGTTCGGCCCAAAAGTATCTTCTTTTAGAGTCTCGCGAATGTTTTCTCTACTAGAATCTATACTGTCTTGAAGATCGCTGTAGTCTCTTTGAAAATCAAATGCAGCCTGTGCGGCCCTTCTAGCAAAACTTTCTACTTCCGAGATCTTCTCACGCTCTACTGCTTCCGCTGCATCAAGTGCTGCGATTTCAGAATCAATTTCATCTAGAGTCTTTTCTCTGGGTACACGCGACTCCCGTTCAATCGGCGGAATCCCAAGTCTTTCTCTAGCCACATTCCGGGCTGCGATATCTCTTTCTGGATCGACAGTCTGAATGGTGTGGACATACGCACCATACTGATTATCACGACGATCTACAGCGCGACGCGCACCGCCGATGGTGTTGGCTTGACCAACTACTTCGCCAGTACGACTGTTGACAATGTTGTAGGTTGGTTCTTTGCGCGACTCCCGGATGCTGGGAGTCAGGGGGCTGAAGTCACCATTGTTGCCGATAGCAGACTTAATCTGACCGGGGTCGAAGACGGCGAGGTTCTTCTGACCGCCCTCTTCCACGAACATGCTGTCATAGCCAAGTTCCCGAATGGCATCAAGGATGGGGGCATTGCCATCACTACCCTCGATGGTCTGCCAGTTACCCTGACCAATCTCTTCAACCATGCTGGCGGTGATATCCGCGCCATTGTCTCTGGCTCGTTTAACCACTGCCTTGATATCGTCTTTGTTGCCATAGTCCCATGGCTTTTCAGCACGGACATAGACAGGTATGAGGTTGGCTCCAGAAGGAAGTCTCTTCTGGATGGCATCCAAATAGCGACTGCTACTACCTCCTGCTGCGGTGTCCTTGAAGATTTTAAGCAAGCCGGGGCGAATGGCTTTACCGGCAGACACTTCCGCTACTGCTTTGTCTCTCGCCTCAGCGACCCTGTCGTACAGACTTGGGGTGAAAGCAGATGATCTTTGCAGTGTCTCATTCAGGGCATCGATGACCTGCTCATCACTCATGAAGTCAGTGAAGTTTTCGACCATGTAGTCTTGAGACAGTGCTGAGAACTCTTCAGCGAATCTGGGACTACGAGTCAGGAACACAGACCCTGCTTGCTTGGGCTGGAACGCGGTGATGTCAGCAGCGGTTCCGTGGTAATAGACAAGCGGACGCTTGCTGTTGTCTACAGCCTTACTGCTACCAAACCAGTTCCAGAAGTTCCGCAACCCATCCATAGTGGGACGGGTCGGGGTGTTGAATACCTCCGGCCCTTCGAAGCCTGAGTAAATGAGGCGGCCTTCAGAGTCCCTTGTCGGAACTTCCTGCTCGTCCACAGTGATCTTGGGCGGCACCGGATCAATGGTTGATCTGGATTCCCTTACTGCATTTAAACGCAAACTGTTGATAGCAGGGACAGCCACAGCAGGGGTTTCCTGCTGAACCTTCTGAACCGTTTCTTGCCGGAACTGATTGCGATCTTGCGGGGTGGCAAAGAGCCTTTGAACGCGATCTGGCAACTGACCCTGTTCCGCCAAGCGTTCTTCCGTAGCACGGAAGGTGCGAATACGACCGCGCTCTCTGGCTCCGACAGCACCCTGCTCAAACCGACGAATGACATCTTCGTAGGTCTGGAACCCTGCACCGGTCAGGGCATTCTTGGTCTTGTCGAAGAAGTTGATTGCCCGTTCAGACAGATTTCTAGGCTTACCGGCAACACGGGAAATGTTACCGGCTACATCCCGTATGAGATCTGCAACGCTTTCTTCAACCTGAATGACCTTGTTCTGATCGGCATAGTTCTCTTGGGCAATCTGTAGGTAGGTCTTATCCGTACCCGGCTTCTTCAGATTGCTGGCAGCACCCTCAAGGTTCTTCCACTCAGAACGCTTCCAAAGGTCTAGGTATCGCAGAGCATGCACTACCTCGTGACGGAGAACCCCTCTAAGGGCTTCCCGCCTCTGGTTGGTATCTAGGTTACCCTGCGGATCTACAGCGTCTACAGCAAGGAATACGCGCCTTACAACGGGGTCGAAGAGACCTTCCGAGGTAAGAGCCTCGCCTCTACGGGTAAAGACCCTGTTGTTGATGCTAAGACCAACATCATTCAGGCCAAACCCTTTCAGGGCATCAGAAAGAGATGACTGGAGAGGCTCAAGTTGCTTGATGACCTCTGCTCTTCCCCTTGTCGTATTGTTTAAACTTAACGATAGGGAGTCCGCTCTATCACGGCTATCAAGATCCTGTCCGTATTGGGTGCCGGTCTTGTCCGTGACAATGAACTTGGGCGCACCATCAATCGTCTTTTCCTCGACCTTGAACTCCGCATTGACAGGGATGTAATTGCCGATGGTGTCGTAGATTTTCTGTGCGTAAGCATCGCCATACTGGACAGGAGTGGCTTCTGTCTGCCCCGCGCCAATAGGTATCTTGTTGAGTTCCGGGGCGGAAATGCTCTTAGCCTTTTCGAATGCCTGATTCCGCAGTTCATCGAGGATGTTGTTCTCAATCTGAGAACCCAACTCCTCGTTCCCACGGACACGCGCTTCAATGCGGCGTTGTGCAAAGTCTTGCACCCCAGCAAATGTAAGACCGATTCCTCCGCCAGCAATGCCAGCCTCAAGACCAATCAGACCGGCTGTGGTTGGATCAAACCCAGCCTTTGTACCTGCCGTCTGGGCAACATACTGACCTATCTCTTGGATTGCTTCAGTTCCACCTTGGATGGCGGTCTCACCAAGAATGGTTTCTGCTCTACCAAACCTTGCAGTAGCGAACTTCTCAAGTTTCGATTGCAATACAGCAGAAGCACCAGCAGCGGCAACATCAGCCACAGTGGCATCTTCGAAATTTCTGCCATCATTCTTTAGGCGTTCATTAAGGGTTTCATTAGTCAACGAAACAATATATGCAGGCGCTGCATAAAGTGCTGATGCCATATCTGGAATAGATACAGCAAATCTTTCAAGCACAAACGGAACAACATTCAACGGGTTATCAGCCAACTCCTTGAGTTGAGTTCCGTATGAATAATTAACCTTCTCAGATTCTTCCTTGAATCTTTCTGCTGCGCCTTGTAGACCCGGAGCAACAGCAGTCAACCCTGCCTTCACGCCACCAAGTATTGGTGATGTGGCATATGCAGTTTCGGGAATTGCAGAAGGAATCCTGCTAGTCCCTTCAAGAAGATTGCCAAGTATGTCCTGCGCTCTTGATACGCCACCTACCAGAACATTGCTGGTTTTTCCTTCCTCTATTGCTTGTCTCTCAAGTTCGCCATATACGGATTGCAAAGGGGGTTCACTGACTGCCTTATAAGAAGCAGCCAATTGAGGCGTAACAGGTGCGCCGAACAGGTCTTGGAAAGATCTTCCTGCGCCTTGACCGGGAGTGATTGGCGCAGGACGAACTGGAGCAGCCTCTGTTTGAGCAGGCTCCTCTACGGGTCGTCCAATTTCCCACCAGTTCTGCTTCGCCTTATCTTCAGTATCGCTTTCAGCAATCGAACCTTTTGCAGAAACGGTGTCAATGTCTTGGACGGGCTTACCAATCTCCCACCAGTTCGCAGACATTACGGCTTGATCCTTACGACTCCATCAGGGCCGCGATAACGCTGTCCCTTGCTGAGTGAGTTCAATTCATTTGGGGTGGTTACATTAACTACGGAAGAAGGTGAGTAAATACCTGCGGCCTCAAGAGACTTGATTGTCTGTTCTCTGGCGGAAGAAAGCAGTTGTTCCGGAGTTGGGACAATTGGATTGCCGTCTTCGTCGTTTCCGTAATCAGCGTCCTTCATCTCCTTCACGACTTCTTTAAAGATGCTTCCATAAGTAGAAGAGAATTGACGCTCATCAAGCCCTCTTTCACGAGCCGCATCCTTTACTGCCTGCTCAATGGACTGAGAAATTCCAATAGACAATCTCAGGGCATCGTTAAATGCCGCAGCCTGATCTCTACCAGCCTCGCGCTGTTGTGTGAACGCCCACTGAGCAAACTGATTCTGATCGCGAACAAACTCACGCTGCTTGTTCTCATCGTTCGTGATGTTCTGGGCCTGCATCATGAATGCTTGATCCGCCACGGATCTCTGACCACGAATTGCTTCGCGTTCCGAAGCCCGATAATCCTGACGAGCAGCACGGCGTTCCGCAGAGGCAACCTCACGAGCGCGACCAAGCGTTTGCTCTACAGCCTCAGTGGCAGATGCCAGACCTTCTGCTGGTTTTCCTGCTGCAACACCCGCTCCAAGCCTCATAAGTGTTGAGGCAATAGCAGCCTTACGAGCCTCATCCTGAGCAGCCTGAATCGGAGATTCGGCTTCTTTGAGGTATCTCTCAGCGGCAGCAATATCCTCAGCCCTTCTCGTGTCGCCCATAGCATTTAACTGAGAAAGAAGTTCAGCGCGACGAGCCTCTTGTTGAGGGTCGAAGTACTGCTCACGGGTAGGTCTAAGCCTCTGCAAACTTTCAGCAGAGACTCCACCCACATTGGGCATAAGACCACGAATCGTTTTGAACGCTTCAGGAAGACGGCCCATCATGTTTGAAAACATGGCTGCGCCGGGGTCTGCACCCGGAGCCACGCCACCTACCTGCATGTAAGCAATACCACCCGGCGTGATACCACCGCCTGCCATACCTACCGGGGGCGGCATAGGGCCACCCTGAGGAGGCATCTGAGGTGCCATGGGGGGCGCACTGGTCATCTCTGGAGCCATGCCAGTGGAGCCGATACCGCCCTGAAGGATCTGGTCCTTGACGGTCGCCTGCTGTCCCTGCTGTGCAGCCTGAAAACGCTGACGCATGTCCTGACGGCGCTGTACTTCAGACACCGCAAGGAACTGGGGGATGCGACCAGAAGGAAACTGGGCTTCTTGGAACAGTGCCTGATCAGGAAGCCCCTTGACCAAGTCTTCTGCTTCGATGATGTTCATTGTTTAACTCTGCCTGCCTCTTCCGCCAAAGGCTTGGTATAGACCCAACGCACCGATTCCTGCACCCAACGCCTGCTGTTCCGGTGACGGAACCCTGCCGAATGTCGAGACCGTGCTGCCGGGTGTAACAGGGACACCCTGCAACAGGTTGCTAAGATACCCCAACTGTTCCCGTCCGTATGCCTGCTGACGCAGGAAGTCTTCGTAGCCAAGATCCAGACCACGCTGCATGAGACCACGGCGCTCTGAACCCACCCCGCCCAGTGCGGCAAGGCGCTGAAGGTCCATCTCCTGCTGTCTTCCACCGAAGCCGGACAGAAGTTCCGCCGCAGCCAGTCGCTGTGCCTGACCGGCACGATCAGAGGACAGTCCCTCCAGACCCAGAAGCGCCCTCTGACGCTGCTGTTCGATGTTGAACTGCTGGGCTTGGGTACGGAATTCCTGCTCTGCACGACGGGCAGCATCGGTCTGCTGCTGTGCAGTGAGTCCAAGACGGGCTGCTTCCTGACGGGCCTGTTCACCGGCCTGCTGCGACTGCAACTGGAACTGAGCCTGCTGCTGACGAGCCGCCTCTTGGGCTTGGAACCCGCTGAGTCCCAACTGAGCCTGAGCCTGACGACCAGCCTCCGTCTGCTGGAATGCACTCTGGCGGAACTGTTCCGCAGCCTGCCGGGAAGCCTCTGCTTGCTGTTGGGCGCTCATGCCCATCTCAGCAGCCCTCTGTCTGGCACCCTCCTGCGCTTGGAACGCCCCTAGGCCAAACTGAGCCTGTTGGAGACGAGCAGCACGATCAGCCTCAAACCCGGCACGGGCCTGCTCAAATCCAGCCTGAGAGCCTCTGGCTTGGATATCTCCCAACTGCTGACCCAAGTTCCGCTGACGCTCTGCCTCAAGGAGGGTTGCACGGGTTCCGCCCAACGCACCGGCACGAGCCGCCCCTGCGCCTACCTGAGGACGCTGTGTTTCAGAGGCACGAACAGCCTCACGCTTCTCGATATCAGTGACCGCCTGTTGATAAGGCGACATGTAAGAAGTAAGGGTTCCGGGAGCCGCCATGGAACCGGCTTCGAACCCTGCCTGAACCTGACCTGCCTGATACCCCGGCGCAAACTCACGGGCTTGGAACTGGGGCTGGTAACCCATGGCCTGATAGCCCGGACCCACCGCACCAGCCTGATAGTCCGCACCGAACTGACCCGGCCCATATCCTGTCTGGAACTGAGTGGCACGATAATCAGGGCTGATAGCACCGGGCTGGAACTGACTGGCGATATCCATGCCAGAAGGCATCTGCCCGTAGCCCACCTGAGCGGCGATGTCAGAGGCCATGCCCAGTTGTTCAGGACGCTGAAGACCGGCAATGCCTCTCTGTGCAGCGGTCTCTTCAGGGGCGAACTGCGCGAGACGCTGACCGCCATAAGGTTGATACGGACGCGCACTCTCGAAGAGTCCTCGCTGGAGAACCTGTTCGAAGTACGGCTGTACATAAGCCGGTAGGTTGCTCTGTGTAACCGTTGAGGTTACTTGCTGTTGACCACTACCACTGCCGCCGCCGCTGCTCATTGTGCTACCTCATCAAAATGCTTTTCGTAGACCACCGTCTTGACGGTGTACCCGCGCTTCTTGACATGCGGTTCCCAACCGGGGCGACCGAAAAACTCGATGCCATGACAGCCCATGTCCTTAGCGAACCCGTCTGCCATCTCATGCATCTTGTCTTCAATATGCTTCATGTGGTTCGGTGTCATAGCGCAATACTGGACAACGAACATCTTCTTCTGTGGGTATGACTTGATCTCAGTCATCACGAACCCATGTATCTCATCGGTGTTCTGGTCATAGACAGCCCACAACTGCATCTGTCCGGTCAATGCGAATCGGACGATGTCATCGATGTTTGCCCGTCCCATAGCCCATGACTCTGATTCGTTCAGGTAACGGACAAGATGTGGGATCAGGTAACTGATCTTTCCGTATGGGACAAGTGAGATATCAAGATTCATATCATCGATAACCCATGAATCCTCGACCACCGAATGCGCCAATGCCACCACCCATTGGGTTGAAGTTGCCCATGAGGGAAGGCGAAGAACTTTTCGTCCAGTTCGGTTGTTCTTTCTTAGCCATTCTTTCCCAGTATTCTGGATAGTCTGTCTGCCGCATTTCCTCTGTCACACCGCGAGTGGCACGATCTTGGTCATACGCTTTTTGAGTTTCTGGAGGAAGCGGCGTAGGCATACCGCCCATGCCCTGCCTCAACCCCATACCACCGCCAATCAAATCTCTCCCAGAGAGATCGTTACTACCCGGCCTGCTGTTGTCGTAAGCGGGGCTTTGCGGCCCGAGGCGTTGCTGCGGGGGCTGCGGCTGAAACTGCATCTGCGGGGGCATAGTCCTTGGATTGAACCCTCTTCCAAAAGGATTTCCAAACGAAGGTTGCGAAAATCCACCACTAAACGGCTGCTGGAACCCACCACCAAACCCACCAAACCCACCGAACTGAGGCTGTTCAAAGCCACCATACTGCGGCTGTTGGAATCCGCCGAACTGTGACTGGAATCCACCCATCCCGGTGTTGGCTCCGTAGTACCCAGAGAACGGGTTGAAGAACGAAGGGGGTTGGAAGTTCCGTGCATAGCCCATGCTGTAATCAGCAGGGGGGAGAGACGGATTCGGGGATGTCTGCAACCTCTGCTGGTTGTCAATCGGTCCACCAGAAGGATTAAATGACCCGCCTGCGCTCATTTAAACGCTCCTCTGATAGGGACGAATCTGCTCAGTCGTTCCCATGGTTTTCTGTCGGATGTCATCGACAAGACCGTCGAAGAACGATGCGCCGTCTCCGGAGTATCCGCCGCCTGCAAGGGAGACCACATCAGCCGGGATGATGTACTCACCCGGAGACACGGCGACAGGGCGTTGGGTGCCGATCATTCCCTCGACAAGGTCATCCTGACCGCCGCCCATACCCTCGACCATGCCATCGGTCTGCGCTCCCGGAACGATGTCCTGAAGGACTCGCTCACGAAGTTGCGAGAACACCTCCGGTCCATACATCTCAACGAAGCGACTGATGATCTGGTCAGCGTTCTCAATCTCCCCACGGATAGCGGCAACAGTCATCTCAACGATGCTGTTCTCAGCGCCCATCTGGGATTGATCGTCCATACCAGTCATACCACCTTCAGCGAATCCTTCAGTCATGCTGAATTCATCGAATGGGTTCTGGAAGGACGGCATGTTCTGAGACGGTGCAGATCTCTGCGAAGCCAACAGGCTCTCAAGCGAGGACAGTCGCTCCATGATGGGGTCGAAACTTACCTGCGGAGTACCACGGCTTTCGATGGAGGCGAGTCGCTGTTCCAGACCAGAGAGGTCGAAGGAAGGTTGAGGACGGCTCTGCAAAGCACCAATGCCTGACTGAAGGTCAGCAATCTGCTGCTGGATGGGAGACAGATCAAACTGTGGGATATTCACCTGCGGGGCAGGAAGGTTCTCGAAACGAGTATTCAGTCCAGCAATCTGACTCTCAAGATTGGAAAAGTCAGGCGGGGTGTAGGAAGGGATTCTGCTGTAGTCGAACTCAGGCATGGGTCGAGACTCGATAGCCGCAAGACGCTGCTCAATTGGTGAGAAGTCAATTTGTCGATTACCAATTGACCCGACACCGGTCTCAAGACCGCTCAGTCTGTCTTCGATCATCGACATATCGAACTGCGGAATCCTGTCGTAATCGAACTGCGGCATGGGGCGCGATTCGATACTTGCCAACCTGTCCTCGATGCCGCTGAAATCAAACGGGGTGTAAGCAGGAATCCTGCTGTAGTCAAACTCAGGTATGGGTCGCGATTCGATAGCCGCAAGACGATCCCGGATTGGATTGAACTGGTTGTTAAGCAGTTCTTCCATGATGGACCTATCGAAACCACCCTCGTTGAAGTCAGGGGTTCCGCCCGTGTAAACGGGCATATCCATGTCTCCTCTTCCCGGCCTGCCCGTGAAATCAGAAACATCGTCAGCCATTCCGCCTCTTCCCGGACCGCCTCTGCCGCCCATGAAGTCGCCATAGTTGCTCAGATACTCATCCAAGAAACCGCCATATCCCGGTCCCATGATGGGCTGATTGAAGTCAGGTCTACCACCCGGAGGGGTTCCGCCCGGAGGTCTAGTTTCATCAATAGGTTCCGGAGGAAGTGCTGGATAAAAGTACTGGACCTCAGGAGCAACACCAGCGAGATACCCTTCGCCGCCTACATCCAATGCGCTGTACGAAGACGCAGGGGGAGGTACAAATCTAGGTCCGCGCAGATCCTCTTGGACACTTTTTGCAACAGGGAGGCCTGAGAACCTCATGGCGTTCAACATGTCCTCGTTGATAGCCGGACCACCTTCGGCAAAACGCTCAACCATACCGCCTGCTGCATACCCGCGACCGGGATATGCGCTACGAACTTGGTTAAACACATCCGACATCTGACCCCGGATACGATTCTTCTCTGCCTCCTGCTCCTCTTCGTAGGCTCTGGCACTACCCTGACCAGCAATTTCTTGCTGACGGGCCATACGACCAGTCTCACCCACATAGACAGGCAAGAACGATTCTGGCTTGGCAAGATTGCTGATGAACTGACCGGGCTGCTGGAACGGCTGCGCGAAACGCTGTCCCGCTGTCATTTCAACAGGAGGAATCCTTGCAGCAGGCGAGAATGCATCCGGACTCATTGAAGCGCCAAATCCTTCGAAGACATCTCCCACCGCAGAAGGTGCGGCCTGAGAAGCGATATCAGCGACGGGGTTTATTGCGGAGCCGAAGCCTTCGGCAACTTGCGGGATTTGAGTGGCAAGTTGTGTAGTTGTATCAGCAGCAGCCTGAGTAGCCGCCTGAGTGCCTGCCTGAGCAACTTCGGTTACAGGCGTAGCCAATTTATCTAGTCCACCCAAGGCAGACCCGATACCAAACCCGGTGATGCCGGACATGATGCCCTGCTCAAGATCGCCTGTAACGGCAGTAGTGGCAAGGCCAGAGCCTATAGCACCAGCCAGCGCGGCTTTTCCAGCCAATGCAGGGATTGCCGCAGGCAACAAGGATGACCCTAGGAAAGACCCCAGCAGGGGGGCCAGAAAGGGCAGGAACGCCTCTTTGCGACCCGTCATGGGATTCGTGGTCAACTGCCCGGTTGGCGACATACGAGACAACATCTGAACCTCTATGGGGTTCAGGTGTACAAGTTCTGAGTCACCGAAGCGCCCGTACTGGGCCAGTTGGTCTGCGACTTTTGAATATGGGGCGTTATACATGGCAACTCCTATGGTTGCATGGAGCCACGGCTCCGGTGATTCTGGGGGAACAGCGTTTAAATTTCAAATGGATATCAGGTCTGTTCATATCTGGACACCCAGTTGACGGTGAGAATGATGGACGGGATGCCGGGGATGTTCCCGGAGGGTGATACGGCAGCGATAACCACATCCGTGTCGTTCGACTGCCATGCCAGTTCGAAGTAGTCCCCGGCTTGCATAACTAGAAAGAAGTTCCAAGCAGGAACAATCTCGCTGTTTGGGCCATCAATCACTACTTTGGTCGCGCTGTCCGGGACATTGACTCCGTTTACACGGGGCCAGATATAGACCGCAGAAGCGCCGCCACCGGTTTTGTCCAACTGGGCTGAGAACTGAAAATTGTACAGGCCGGTGTCGTTGACATAGACCTTGCTTGTTGGATTGCTACGGGCTATCTGGAACTCTGTTACAGCAGAGTTGTAAGTGAATAGGTTGACAGCATCAGCCACCGGGTTGGTCTGGGTGGTGGTGTCGTAGTAGGAGGCATGAGGAAGGGGCGAGTTGATCTCGTTCGTCAGGCCATTGAAGAACAACCGAAGGGCATTGGAGAACTGGTCTTGATAACGCCGTTCATATTGACCCGGCGCTACAGGCAAGTTCGGTGGTGCAATGCCGCTGACAAGAGCCATTAGCGTCTACCATCCGGGCGCAAATCAAATCGCATGGCACCCATTTGCCACGCCACCCCAAGATCCGTAGAGGTCACACGAAGGGCCAACTGCCTCCCACGGATACGGGTATAGACCTGCTCGGTATATTGTTCCACAGGTAATACAACGGTGGCTTGAACCGAATCAATGTCAGGGGTTCCGTAAACCGCACCGGGGTAATTGTGCGGATAAACCGCCAGCGTTACAGACGGAGATGATGCACTCGATCCCAAGAACTTCAGGTCCGGGATGATGCGAGAGACGAAACTGAATTGTTCCCCGTCCCCGATATCGAAGTCTGAGGTCTGGATGAACGCAGTGATGGGTTCCGCCATGCCAGTCGAAAGATCATCCCAACCGATTTCGTGGAACATCACTTGGTTCGGCGCAGACAGACCGATGGAGTCATAGATGCTGTGCGAAACAGCGGTAGTTCCATTGACCCCACGGACACACCCGGTGAAGGTGTTGCTGCTCCTACCCGTATAGGTGATCTTTTCACTGCCAATCAACAAGGTTCCGACAGTGGGGAACGAGCCTGCGTTGATGGCATTGATGGTGGTATCGGTGGCAGAAATACTGGCTGCGAGATAGGTTTCCTGTACCCCAAAGGCAAGCATTGGGTATGTTCTGAGCGTCTGCTGGACAAAGGCTGTTCTGTTTAAACTACCATAGTGCCAAGAGCCATCTTGGTAGTTGTACGCCACATAAAGGCTGTTGGTGTCGCTGTCCGTACCCGGATAGAACCACCATATTTCGCTGTACGCTTCGTTGATGCCCACCATCACCTGTGAGATCTGAGATCGATTCAAGGTGCTGAAGACATGCTGACGAAGGGTACAGGGCAACGACTGGACGCGACCGTCGTAGACGAAGAACTTGTCTTGGCCCATCCAGTAAACAGAGTTGTTGACCGCAATCACCGAGTTCTGAGATGCCACTGAGATGTCTTGGTCAAGGAGATTGACCGACCAGACAAAGGGCGGACCCACATACTGCATGGAATAAATCGCGGTATCGGTGAATACCACGATCTCTTGGCGCGTCGAAACCGCTGTCACGATGGTCGAGCCGTTGGTGATGCGGATCTCACCAGACTGGTTGGTCAACGCAGGAACCCATTCATACGGGTTCTCTTGGTCTGACCAACGGATCAATAGCGGGTCGAATGCCGGGTTGAAGTCAATCGGGTTGTATGGCTTGGAACCAAAGCAAATCAAGAAGTCCCGCACCGGGGATGTATTGATCATCAACGATTCATCAGGGGCATGTCGCCCAGCATAGGATGCTGTGATTGCCACCGTTGCAGAGGCTGTGGTCGCCGCAGAGAGCGTCAGGGAGGTTGTCCCAGTCCATGCGACAGTGACAAAGGCTCCAGAAGGAATGCCGCTACCAGCGATTACAGAGCCTGTCTCGATGCCCGTCGCATCCGATACAACGATGGTGGTCACACCAGAGGCGAAAGTAGCAGTGGTAGCCACCTTGGGAACAGAGTTTATCTTGGCCTGCAATGTAATTGCGCGGGACCAACTGGTGGTGTCATCCGTCCAGTAATAGATGTTGCCTTCGCGTTCCGCAAAAATCAGGTCATCTTCGTAATTGACGATGGACCAGAGGCGCATAGACAAGCCTACCGGCACACTGGAACCCCATGCTCCCGATCCCCATGGACCTGAACCCCAACCGATGGCAGTGGTTGATACCGCTGGACCTGAGTCAATGTCGTAGACAACTACTACCGCAGATCCACCGCCTGTGGCAGTGGAAGTGGCAGCAGAGGCAGCAATGATGGTGTACGAGTTATCAGACGGGACACCGATGATCTCGTATGCACCGCTGATCGTCAGGCCACCTACCGCTGTGGCACCTGAGATACTGATGTAAGTACCCGGTGTAACGCCATGAGCAGTCGCCGTTATGGTGATTAAACGGCTTCCATTGGTTGTGGCAATGGGATTTGCGCCAAGCGTTACGGTGCCTTGGGACGGTGTGATGTCATGATAGGTGCCGCCCAGTTCGACATAGAGTTTCTGATTGGTCGCAACGGCAAGCAAGTTCTGGCTTAACCGGGTGACATAGTTCCACATGTACCGGCAGACACCGGCAAAGGTTCCGCCAGAAGCAGTAATGTTTTGCCAGCCACCGATCTTCTGGGCATACCCTCCCCGGAACCTTACCTTTTCGGAAACGAAGAAGCCGCCTTCGTTGGCATAGTTAGTGGTCTCTCTATTGACCCCCGCCCGAAGTTCCAGTTTTTGCAAAGGCATCGTTATACCTTGCGTTCAAAATGAGGAACATCCTTGAACGACTTCCAGAACCCGCCCCATTGATT